AGCTTTAAATAAATCTTCTTTCTTAAAATATAAAGAAAGATATAAAGTAATTAATTCTTGTACTGACATTTCAACAGCGTTAGCTTCTTTACCTGTTGCATCATAAATAGTAAACTTACGGCTTAGAAATGGTGTTAAATCCATTTCTATTAGTTTAGCTAATAAAATTGGGGCTAACAAATCATTCATAACCTTTGAATAATCTTCAATATATACACATTCTAAATGCGTTGACAATAAAGCTATTTTTCCAAGAACCCCAATCAAATTTTTTTGTAGTAGTATTCATTTTAACTGGTTTAAAATCTTCATTTCTACCACAATATATAATTTTTTCATCTGGGTTAATTTCGTTATCGTTAATTAAAAATTCATAAACAATTTCGCCACCAAATCTATTAGTAGAATTACGGCAAAAAACATCATTTGTAGAATATGGAAAAGCTGCATATTTATATTCATCATCAGCGTTATCTAATGTATCGATATAACCCACGTCTGCGTATTGGTTATGTACGGTGTTATCTAATACTAAAATGCCGTCATTTTCATTTTTTGGATATTCACCCAATTTTTTAACAATTTTAGTACCTGCCCACGTGCATAAATATTGTTTATCTAAAATTGTGTCATTCGGGTCTTTCCATTGTAAAGTTACAGTAGTACCACTTTTAGTAATTTTAAGATTTTCGCATATACTAGGTGGTAGCCCTGCACCTGCTGTTTTTTTCTGTAAATCACCAATAGCCGTATCGATTTTATCGAAGTTATTATTTAAAGCCTTTGTGATGTTAAATTTTTGTTTGCCGTCTGTTTGTGTATCGTATTCAAACAGTTCTAAATTTTCTGTTGTTTTACTCATTTATGTACTCCTCACCACTTTCAAACATATCTATAGTTATTTCTTCCATTTCTTCTATGGTTTTTATTTCGTGTATGTTTTCTATCAGCAAATATCTAAACACCATTACAAAAGGTATATGAGCCGTTTTTACCTCATCAATATTACTTTTTAATGTGTCTAAATTGTCTGGTATTCCAAACTGACCGATAAATTTTAACTGTATCTTGCCACCGATAAAATCGGCTTTAATTTCGCCATTTTTCCACGCATCACATACGGCTTGAATTAGATGTATAGAATTGTGGTTATTTGCCAACCATTTAGCTTGAATACTTGTCCTGCGTTCTTCTATTGTTTGTGTTGGCTGTGGTGTAATATCTAATTCTTTTTCAAAATATATAACACCGTCTATTGTCAATTTATCAAAGTAAAAATTAGAATAAAATTCTACTAATTTTTCATTAAAAAGCTCTAGCCAGTCTGCCAGAGCTTTCAATATATCTTGTATAAATTTACTGTGGCTATCGTCTTTATGCAGATAGCCTTTTAATACCGTATATATAGACATTATTCACCACCCATTAAATTTACTGTTAGAGTGCCTAAGGTTGCTATTTCTATAGCTGTATCACTTTCAGAAATCGTTATATTTTCTGTTGATTCGTTTACTAACAAATCTGTATTATCTTCTACACCGTCTGCGTTATTGATAATACTGTTAATGCGTGAATAACTTATATACGCATCAGATACAAAAACTGTACTTTTTAAGTATTCTTTCAATGCGTTTTGAATATTTAATTTAACTGTATCTAATACTGCATCAACTTTTAATTTTACAGAAACACTAATATTAATTACTTTAGCTATACCAGATTCTACGGTACAATATGCACCAATAGGGGCTTGACCGTTACCACAACCCCAACCAACTTTATTACCCTCACTATCTAAGGTATATGGGTCTATATAATTCTGTACGGTTTCTATTAATTCAGCACTTGCAATTTCATTATTAGAATCGGCAATTATTACTTTTACGGTATTATCACCATTCCATAATGGTTTTACCTTAACTTTACCAACTCCAGTACATTCTAAAGCCCATTGTTCATAATGGTATTTATTACCACTACTTACTGGTTTTCTTAATTTTGTATAATATCTTTCTATAATGCTTTCTTTAGATTCTGCTTCATAACCACTAGTAAAAGGCAGTTCATTTGTTATTGCTACTATGCCCTGTATCGTTGTAGGTATTTTAGTAATCGTACCTACTGGAACATTACCAACCTCACCAGATACTAAACATTCAGCCGTAAAGCTTTCACCCTCTGCTACTTCTTTTGATTCTGTAGCCTTAAACTGTAAACCGTCTGCTGTTTCAAAAATATCACCAGAAGTAATAGAGCCAGAACCATTAACCACCTTTATTAGACCAGTAGAAAAGGTTTCATTTTTTGCTTCAATGCCTGCACGTTGAAATACAAAAAGCTTCAAATCATCATAATCAAGTGTACGAATATCTGCAATAAAGCACGATAAATAGCGTAACTTTTTATACAAAGTTACGAACACTTTACCAATAGCTAACATCAAATCCCATACAAAGTACCCTACGTTCTTTTGATATTTATCAGGTACGTTAGCTAATAATTCTGCTGATATTTCTAAATCTGTTTTTTCTTCAATTTCTATTGTCATATTATCCTACCCTTTAATATTCCAAGCTTCTGTTTTTTCCTCTAAAATATAGCCGTCTTGAAGTTTGACCTTAACTGATATAATTAAAGATTTATTTTCTTTATACATATCAAAATCGGTTACAGCTAATATATTAGGATTTAGTAAAAAACCGTCTTGTATTTCCTTTTTAATCTGTGCAAACTGCATACCAGAAATAGCTTTACTACCTTTAAGCTTATACGCTGATGTACCAAAGCCCGTACCCTCATAAATTGGCATTACGTCAATAGGTGTACGAATAAATTTAATTATCCAATTTCTGACATTTTCATAATTATCGACTAAATCAACATCACCATTTTTAATAATTACTTGCCTTTTATCGTAATCATAATTTAATGTTTTATGGATATAATCCGAGTTTGATATAATATTATTTGTTTTTGTGTCAGAAGTTGATTCACTTGTTACATTTTCCGGAAACATTTTTTTAATTCCTTTTAATCGTCATAAAATTTATAGTTATCATCTAGCACTTTATCTAGCAAAATATATTTATCAGTCTGTTCCAAAGAGCCAACCACCACTAAATCACCTTTCTTAAGATTGCATTTTAGAGCTAATAACTCATTATTTACTTTTGTTATAGCTGCATTTGTGCTAGTAATCGCATTAACTAAATAAGCTATTGCGTTAGGCATTTGACACGGCGCACCACCATAAGAATGAACTTCACTAACTCCAATAGCTGAATCACATTCTGATTTGCTTGTAGTTAAATCTGTTGGAACTCCAGAAGATAATTTACTTGTTTTATCTATGTTACATCTAAATCTAAACCATTCAGATATAATCAGTTCTTCGTTTTCTTCAAGTAAAATTTTACTTTCAGAAATTGACACAGTTAAGGGTGATAACTGTTCTACAACTCCGATATTAACGGCTTTTAAGTCCGTTGGGTTGTTTCTCTGTTTTAGTTCAAACTTCAATATTTTTGCTAAATCGTATTTGTTATTATCCATTGTTTACATTACTTCATGAACTTAAATTAACTAATCACTTGAAAAATCGCCCAAAATGATAAATAATAAAGATATGAAAAATACGTTTTTAATTTTTTCTTTAATATCTTTATTATGTAGCCCAGTTTTCGCTGTGCCAGATACTATAACTGGTGGCGAAATTACTTTTACTGTGTGGGACGATTCATATAACACAGCACTACATCAAAAGCTTGTAGCAGAATATGATAAAAAATATCTTAAATGTAATAAAGCTGGTGATTATTGCAATTACGATTTAAGAAATTATGATAACGAAGTTACCATACCTTACGAACTAAATAAACAGCAAGATTACAAAATTATTAAACAAAAAACAATTAAGTTAAATTAATTTTTCCATTTTTCTATTGATACATTTACAGTTTCTTTTTGTGCTGTAATTTCGTGGCTTGCAGATTTTACCAAATAAATACCTGTTAGCCCATAATCAGCATTTGTAAAATCAATTAGCTTACCTTTTGATACTCTATAATCAGCTATCAAAGTTTTTGATATTTCTGTTTTTATTTTATTTAATTCTGTTAATTTTGTTTTTGCTAGTTGCTTTAAATTGTTTTGTTTGTTGGTATCAACCGTTTCTACTGCCGTTAATAACCCATAAGTAGCTATACTGTTTGTATCATCAGCTATTACACGTTTTAAACTTTTTTCATTATTATCAGAATAAATTACACGGTTTTTTAATTCTTGAATAGATTTTTTAACAGAACAGTTACTATATGTACTATCTGAACCAACCAAGAACCCAGAACCGATTAAAGCTGTTAAATTTTGCTCTAGTGTATATTTTGATATATTTAATTTACCGTTTTTACAGTCAATGTATATATCTTTTTTACCAGTTTTTAATTTTTCAAGTTCTAAAAGCTCTTTTAAAATGTCAGCTAAAACAACATCTTTATATATCTTTGATACAGTAGCCTTAAATTCTGGCATTGTTGCAGATATATTAAACTCTGTACATAAGCTTTCAATAGCTTTACCGATATTAGCTTTTTTAAATTGTTTAATAACCTCATTTTTATTAAGGTAAAAGCCCACATCATAACCAGAATAACTATATACGTTTACATCTGTTGTATGTTCGTAATCAGTTACAACACCTATATAAAATGGGTTTGTCTGTGTTCTTTCGTAAATTTTAAAGGTGTTAATTCTTGTTTTACCGTCAGAAGTTAATGATGTTATATCGAAATCTTCCAAGCTTGTAAAACTAAAAGAACTAGCCACATCTTCTAAGTTTTCAGAATAGTTTACGCTTAATAATTTATCTGTTATATCTTTATCGTTTAGTGTGAATCTATAATTTAACATTTTAAAGTAGTCCAGAAGCTTTTAAAGCTGCATTTGTTACCATATTAACACTTGCTGTAGCCATAATTGATTTAGCCGTATCTTTACCAGAGCTACGTACTATATTAGCGTTAAATTCTTGAAAATTTACGCTATATGGAATATCACCCACAACATCAGTAGAATATTCAAATTTTTCTACAAGTACAAAATCATCATAAATAATTTTTACCACAGTTTTATTTATGGCATTGTTTAAAGCACTTCCAATATTCTTAGGCATTTCATAAGCTAATAATCTTAATGGTAAATTATTTTTATATCTATCCTCAAGAAAATCAACATAATCATAACCGTTAGAACTTGAACCGGAATGAGCGAAACTGTAAACCTTATTAGGGAAAAAGCTAGACCACCCAAAATTAGATAATGAATTATGATTATTAGGTAGTGCGTAATCTTCGCTTATTAATCCTAATGCTTTATACTGTAATTTTTCACGTTCTACCCTTAGTTCTATGTTATACATAGCACTTGCTGATAGTAACATTTTTGTATGTTCATCAGCGTTTAATATGTATTCCGGAGTAAAACCACGTTCAAGATAATAACTTATTAGTGCCAAGTCGTTATCTTGTTCTATTGCTTTTTTAGGTTTTCTACGATTTTTTCATTTAAAAAGCCAAATCTTTTAAAAATAAAATTACCCAAGTTAATAACTTCTTGCATATTATCGTTAAAAACTTTATCTACAATATCTGTAGGTATTTCAATTTCATCTTTATAAGCTTCTCTTAGTTCATCTGATTTAAAAATAGGGCAACACATATATACAACATCTTTATATTTTTCATATTCGCCCTTTGAATCGTCAGAAACATATTCTAGCAAATCATCTTTATTAATTTTATTGCTTAATTCGATTTCTCCACCCAGAAGTTCTGAATAATAATTTTTTTC